CGCAATCATCTCTTTTTTGATGACCAGCCCGAACTGGCGCAGACCGATTCGGATCAGGGCGAGGACATCAGTATCGGGAGGGAACAGCCCCGACTGGAAACGATGGTGGTGGGGGGAAAATCATTTGCGCCTCATGTGGTTGAGTGGGCTCGCAAATATATGCAGGTTGAGCTCATGCCTTGGCAGGTTCACGCTTTAACTGGTCAGCTCATGGCATCAGTCGATGAAAATGGCGACCCTGACCCTTGGGGTCTTGTGCATAGAGAGTCACTTGTATCCACAGCGAGGCAGTGTGGAAAATCGACCTGCTTAACAGCGTGCCTTGGCTGGTGGCTGACTGAGATGTCAGTGCTCAGAGGCAAACCACAAAACGTGCTTTCAGTGGCTAACCGTTTAGATCGTGCTGAGGGTTTATTCACCCAGCTCGCACCGATACTCGTGGAGTATTTCGATGGCAAGCAATTAGCAGCACTGGGGCGAAAAGAGGTTTCAGGGGTGTGGGGTCGCTGGGAAATCAGAGCTGCATCAAACAAACTTCACGGTGGTTCATACGATCTCATCGTGGCTGACGAAATCTTCGACATTGACAGCGGCACCATCGATGACGCATTACGCCCCAGCCAAATCGCACGAAAATCACCACTGTTCTCGATGTGGTCTACCGCCGGCGATGAATCATCCCTAGCAATGATGCAGATACGCACAATGTGCATCGCATCCATTGACCGGCAAGAACCCAGCCTGACCTATTTCGCTGAATGGTCAATGCCACCAGGGGCAGACCCAAAACAAGAGCGTTGGTGGCGCTGGGCGAACCCAGCCTTAGGCACCACCATCACACTTGATGCGCTTCGCGCAGTCGCTAAAAAAGATTCTTTCCTACGCTCGCACCTGAACCAGTGGGTGGCTGCACGTGGCGCATGGCTAGAAATGGGTGTGTGGGATCAACTGAAAACCACCCTGCCAATGCCTGATGGGGGCGTGCTCGCTGTAGAACTTTCACTAGATGAAGCACGATTCGTGGGGCTCAGATCTGCCACTGTTGAGGGTCGAACCCACGTCATTACCGAATTCATCGTGGACAATGAAACAGAAATGTGGTCTGAGGTTCAGCGAGTCATGGCTAACCCGAAAGTGCAGCTGGCGATCACACCACCCTTGGAAATTCATTTACCGGTGAACCTGCAAAAGCGTTACTGCGTAGTGGGCTACGGCGAGCTGATGAAATTTACCCCGACAGTGCGCACCATGATTAACGAGGGCAAGCTCGTGCACTATGACGAAAACCTATTGAACGAGCAAGTATCTAGGGCAGTTATCGTCAAGGTCGCCAGTGGAATTGTGCTCAGCAGCCAAAAAAGCCCTGGAGCCATCGAGCTGTGCAGAGCAATGGTGTGGGCTGTGGCGCTGTCATCCAAACCGCAAATTTCTGCAAAACCTATGCTGGTCATCAGCAAATGATTACACTCTGCTAATAGGTGGCTGGCAACTTGTCGGGAGAGGTCAGCCGCCACTGATCGAGGACACGCATCATGGCTATTTTCAACAGAGTGAACAAAGCAGCGATTTCACCTGCACCACCTGAGGCTCAGGTCAAGGCTGCAGCTGTGGGTGGTGGCTACTCACCAAACAATGCAGGCGTGAATCTCATCGGTCAGTACTACACCTATCAAGAAGGTGAGGCTCGTAATCGTGCCATTCAGGTGGCGGCGATTTCTAGGAGTAGGGATCTTCATGCGAGTGTCATTTCAGCGATGCCGCTGAAAATGTACAAAGAGCAGTGGAATGAAACCCAGCGTGAGATGGAGTGCATCGATTTAGCGCCACGTTCATGGCTGCGCCGCCCTGATCCTGCAATCACTTATGAAACTTTGATGAGCTGGACGCTTGACGATTTGTTCTTTTTTGGGCGTGCATTTTGGTACATCACCAGCCGCACCCAGGATGGATACCCAGCATCGTTTACTCGTTTACCTGCCGCTTCGATACAGACAACTGACCAGGCAGGTCCGGTGTGGTTCGCTCCATCCAACCAGGTGTATTTCATGGGCGGCGAACTCGATCCACAAAACCTTGTGCAGTTCATCGGCGCTTCACAGGGTGTCATTTATCAAAGTGATCAGGCTGTCGAAACAGCATTGAAGATTCAAGACTCACGCCTACGCAATGCGGCAAGCGCTATCCCATCGGGCATTTTGCGTCAGACTGGTGGAGAGCCTTTAAGCGCACAAGAGCTCGCAGATTTAGCAGCTGCTTTCAATGCTGCACGAGCAACAAACCAAACTGCAGCGCTCAATGAATACCTGACCTATGAGCCCACCAGTGCCACACCGGACAAAATGCTGCTGATTGAGTCAGCAAATTACAGCGCTCTAGACCTTTCAAGAACGTGCAATATCCCCCCGTATTTATTGGGTATTTCGACAGGTTCATACGCCTACACAAACAGTCGTGAATCACGCATCGATCTGTGGACATTCGGAACAAAGGCATACGCAGAAGTCATCGCATCCACACTCAGCGCCGACAACATTCTCCCCAGGGGCACATTCGTAGAATTTGATACGGAGTCCTACATCGGTGAGGTAGAGGAAATGGGCATGATGCCCAACCAGCAAGAACCAGCAGAAAACACACAAGAGGAACTCGCATGATTCGTTTTACATCAGATCAGGTCACAGTCAAAGCAGCTGCCGATGACGGCAGCGAGACCGGTGAGCGCCGCATCGATGCCATCGCAGTGCACTGGAATACGTTTGCAAAAGTAAGTGACGGCACTGAGGTCATGTTTAAGCCTGGGTCATTGCCTGAGGACGGCAAAAACCCTCGTGTTTTTATGTACCACAATTCTGAAATGGTCGTGGGCTCAGTCGTGGAGAGGGTCTCAACCGATGAAGCCATGCTCGCATCCATGAAGATTTCACGCACCACCCTGGGCGATGAAGCCCTAATCCTTGCAGCCGATGGCGTTATGGATGTATCCGTAGGGGTCAATGTCCTCGAATACACAGAGGACAAACAAGGCAGAATGATTGTCACATCAGCCGAATGGTTAGAGCTCAGCCTCGTGCCCATCCCAGCATTTTCGGGCAGTATCATCACTGACGTGGCTGCGAGTGCTACCATCACCGATGTGGCAGCATCCGCTGAGACAAATTCCGACACACCCGACACACAAGAAGAAACCACAGAAACAGTCGAGGAGACAACAGTGGAAGCAACACCAGCACCAGCTGAAGCAGTAGAAGCAGCAGCAGCAGTTATCCCAACAGCCCCTATTCCTGCACAGCCAAAGCGTGAATTTCGCATGCCATCTGCCGGCGAATATCTCGCAGCTATGCACATCGGTGGCGACACATTCGCAAAGGTAAACGGCGCATTCCGTGAAGCAGCGATGGCAAATCGCACAGTTTTGCAGGCAGCAGCTGGAGACCAAATCACAACGGACACCCCAGGTTTGCTCAACCAAATGGTTCTCGGTCCATTGGTGCAGGATCTGAATTTCATCAGACCTGTGGTTCAGGCAGTGGGCGCTCGTGCGTATCCGGACGGCGGCGCACAAAAGACATTTATCCGCCCAACCATCACCACGCACACTGATGCAGGTGTACAGGCATCTGAACTTTCAGCAGTCACAGCTCGCACAATGGTCATTGCAGCGAATTCGATCAGCAAAAGCACCATCGCCGGCAGCATTTTCATGTCAGTTCAGGACACGGATTTCACGTCACCTGCGGCAATGCAGCAAATCCTCACAGACCTCATGGGCGAGGCAATGTATGCTTCGGACAACCTGTGCGCTGACGCATTGCTTACCGCAGCATCAGCATCAGGTACCTGGGATCTCACAGCAGCCGACCTTGTAAAGAGCATTTACGATGCCGCAAAAGACATCGCATCAGGTCGCAACTGGTTCCCGACTCACATGCTCGTGTCACCTGACGTGTGGGCGCAGCTCGGATCAGTCGTGGACAGCACTGGCGCACCATTGTTCCCATTCGTAGGCGGTGCTCTCACCGGCATGAACCGTTTGGGCTCACAGAACGCAGTCAGCTGGAACGGCAACCCATTGGGTCTTGAGCTCGTAGTCGATAGCAACTTTGCCGATAAGACAATGGTCATTACTCGACTCAACACCGGTAACGGCGATGCATTCGAGTACTACGAGCAGCAAAAGGGCTTG